CACAGAGCTATCCACAGCACCTCTCCGCCCTGACTGAGGGGGGGGTGGGGGGTCTCTGCCCAGGGTCTAGAGCCGCAAAGAATAGGGGCTAAAAGAGCCTTTTTAGGTGCCCTGTAGGGGTAGGGGGACAGGGGCACTATTAGTCATTGATAAATCCTGGGTGTCTCTCGCCTGGGTGCCGCTCAGTAAGGCGAGGTCTGTTAGCTGTAGCCTCTAGCGCTGTCTTGCGCTTATGATGCCACGCACATAACAGTTGGAGGTTGTCTAGGGATTCGCTCCCACCCTGGGCTAGGTTGACTATGTGGTCAACCTCTGTGCCTTGTAAGTGGCACCGCTCTGATGCTTGGCCACCCTGGGGGAGGTGTTGACATACACTCATGGCTCTCTTGATAACTACTTGCCTGATTGCCGCCCAGCCTGGGGGGTCTTTTCTCCGGCGGCTTGAATCCCAGTTGTGTGTAGAGGGGGGGGTCATAAAATCCTCAGCACCTTGCACTGATCTAATGGGACCTCAATAAAGTCCTCGCCCTCTGTGTATACGGTGCGTTTATTAACCTTAGTGCCCTTGGTCAGTGCCTTACCATTCACCACTAAGCAATGAGTGAGGCCGTCATTGAGCATTATGAACAGATTGCGCTCTGAATCTTTGATGAACTTCTCTTTGCGCCCTGCAAAATGTACCGTGCCGAAAGGAAATTGGGGGCCTGTCCAGTTGTGTTTGACCTCAACCTCTATCTCATAGGACCCTTTAGGGCCTGATGCGAGTAGGTCAATGCCGTACTGATCTGGGTTGACCTGTGCCTCTATGTCAAATGTCTTGAGCCAGTCAATGATTATCAGCTTGGCTTTGTCATCCTGTGTGTACAAATCTAGGTCAAATGGCTTCATTAGAACACCAGCACCGTTCCTTGGAACTCTTTTCCTTTTTCCAGCGGGATGCATACAACGCCACAATCAGAATCACCCATGCCACCTGAGTTGCGGTACCAGTCTGAGCCAGAGTCCATGGTCTTGGCCTGAACCCAGTACCTGGATGTATTGCGCTCGGTATTTCCGACCTCACGGACCTGCAAATGGTGAAAATGCCCTGTGGCATACAGCGTGGCCCCTGAAATGGCTTGGTTACCCAGCATTTGCTTGCTGATCCAACCTGGGATGCCGTCTGGTCTGGCCGCCTGGTGACCGTGAAACAGCCCTAGGCGGTGAAAGTTATCACCAAACACATCATGAACTAGGCTTTCATCCCACTCATTTGGTTCATAGAACTTGATTGGGAGGCCAACCTCTTGGCTTAGCCTGGCTAATGTGCGCCCCACATGGACACCCCAGTCATCATGGCCTGTGCCGATTTTCTGTTTGTTTACACGCCATTGACAGTGGTTTGAACCAACGGTCAAATAAGCTATGTCATCACAGTGCTCTGAGAGGGCTTTGAGGGTGTCCCACATGATTGTGGTGCTCACATCAATCTGTTTCATGATCGAAAGGTCATTGGTTGCGAGCTGGTGCATGTCTGCGGTGCTGGAAAATCCCTCAATGAGGTCACCAACATCACAGAATACTATTTTGGAGGGCCGCTCTTGCTTTACATTGGCAATGATTCTGGCCCTAGTGTCGCTTACCCTTTGCAATAGCTCAGCGGTGCCTCCACGGCTTGCCACTTTGCCAACCTGTAGGTCTGACCAGAGGATTACAAGGGCCTTGTCTGTCAGTTTTTTTGTCAGCGGCTTGGGTGGTTTGGTCTTTTTGGCTTGGCTGTATAACAAAGGCAAGTCAAGTTCAGGGCCGTTGAGCACTCTAAATGAGAATTTGTAGGCTGTGCGCCAAGTTTCATCATAGACCTGCCAGCGGCTAATTCGGGCTGGGGCGGTGAGCTCTATGCCCGTGGGATCAATCCCAGCATCCTCAAGCCACGCACTGTAGTCTTGGCCATCTACTAGCCCTGGGGTGACAGCTGAGCCCTCTGAGCCGTTTATTTCAAGTGACGGGGCTCCAAAGGTTGAGTTGATTAGCTTTTTGGCCGTGTTTAGGTTTTGTAACACTTGCAAACCCCGTTCCTATGGTGCCCAATCAGGTCTTTACTGACATGGAAGCCAAGCTCTTTTAGGGCAAAATACAGCGAATGTGAGGCCCAACTGGTGTCTGCCAGGGCGTTGTCTAGCATTTCTTGGTCTGACTCTGACAGGTCTAGCCGTCTGGCCGCCAGAGCGCAAAGTTTAGTTTTAACTGGAGCTTTCAATCCCTCTAACATTGTATCATGCCCCCTGTGCATCATTTGAAAGGTTTTTGCGGGGTCTGCCTAGCCTGGAGTTCATCAGGGCCTCAGCCTTGAACAATTCATCTGAGTCTATGTATCGGCTGGTATAGCTCAAGGCCCCCCAGTGGATCCAGTTGTAAATTGTGCGGCGTGATTTGTTGATCACCTGAGCGGCTTCATCAACCGTAAGTGCTTTGGTCATTTGGTTCCTTTCGTGTAGGTGTAAAAGGTAGCTTGGCGAGGGTGAAAAAGGTAGTGCTTACAATCGTTTAGCCCTCTAAACAATCGCAAGGGGTTTGATAACACTTGTAACCAATCGGTTACTATGGCGTTTGTGTCGTAAAAGTTACATTCCACTATTGTGGAGTCTTGTGCATTTTTGTGGATGCTGGCTTTTATGTTTTTGTGGATTGTCAGGAAACTACCGCTTTCGGTATAGTTCTGACATAAGTGCCAATTAGGTGCGAAGTATGCACTAGCTTCCCTGCCAATCTCTGACCGTGTTTTCTTAGTCATAATCTCTGACCGTGTTTTCGTAGTCATCTTGTACATCTTGTACAGGTTGAACTGCAAAGTCTCGCTTTGTAGTTGCTTAGTCATCTTGTGCCTCCGTTACATCTTGTCTAGTAGCACTATTGCCAAAAAGAATGTCGCAAACATTGCCATACCGACTGCCATCCCTGCGGAAAATAAAACTCCGTTGAGCGGATGTCTTTTCTTGCGGTGCTTCCCGGTCATTCTTGTCCCTCCTTGATGGCTGCTTCTATTTCCTGAGCAAGAAACGGGTAACTTAGTGTCTGCAAAATGTCTCTGGTTGCAGCTAGGTCTTTCATAACCTTGATGATGCGCTCACGCTCTAGCTCGACCCCAGCTTCGTAGCCTAGTGTCCAGTAAAGCTTGTTGCTGTCGTTGCTTTCATCAGCCAACTTGTGCCTCTCTAATTGTTATAATTAGCTCTGCCATGCCGTAGCAGACTGAGTGGTCGCATACGCCCGAATTGTGAAAGTCAAAACAAATGCGGGCCTCAGCCATTTTGCTTATGCGCTCACGCTCTGAATCAACCCCAGCCTCACGGCCTTTTGTCCAGAGGATTTTGCCGCTCATGTCAGCCATGTCAATCATTTTTGTCCTTTGAGTAGAATCCCCGGCCTTTGAAGTGGGCATCAGAGAATGAATAGTCCCTGATCATTGGTGTCATGCAATTTAGGCAACCTGGGACCTTTACCTGGCCCATGGGGCTGTTGATTGTGATGGTTATGGGGCATGTTTTACATCCAAATAGATAGTTGGGCATCAGACCCTTTCTCTCTCAGCCAGGTTGGCGTAAAATGCCATCTTTTCTGGCGGGATCACAAATCCGCAACTGTGGCACTTGACCTGGAGGTCATCACCAAACTCAGCTGGGGGGCTGTAGACGGTTTTTAGGTTACAGCTTGGGCACGGGAGCAATGTGGTTCTTGATTTTTCCTCCAGCGGGTAGCGGTAGAGCGCTTGATCAAGTGTTTTCACTAGGGGCATTAGATAAATGACCTCTTTGCGGTTGACTAGGTTGTCAATGTCCTGGTGAAGCGCTTGGCAGACCTCTTTGGCCTTTCCATAAACCTGGATGTGATTCCACTTCACTGGAATGTAACCACCTGTGAGGGCTTGCCACATGTCCTCAGCCAGTTGCCAAGCATCAAGGTTGAAAGGGGCTGGTGGGTCTTTTTTCAGCGGCTTGGGTGTATCCAGTTCCATGGGTGAGCGCATCACATAGATTTCCCTCAGATGCTGTAACGCATTTGGGGCCCCTTGTAGGGCACTTCTAAGGCCGTCATAACACATTGCACACAGCAAACCATAATTGGCCTCCATGGGGCTCTTGTGGCTTATGACACAGGCCCTAGTCATTGCTGAGCCTTTCCAGTTCATCACTGATGTAAAAGCAAGCCTTTTGGAGATCCTCAATGCTGTCCCCTTTGAGCCCAGCCCGCCAAATGTATTTGACCGCATTGCCGAGGTTGAAATTCATGTGCCTGGTTATGTCAATGGCCTCAACCCCGCTTGGGTGACTGGTGTAGTGCGCTGGGTGGTTCACTGGGTCATCCATCACTTGACCATTTCATAAAGTAGTCCCAGCTTTACCTGAACGGCGGCGTGTTCCCGTGTCTTGGTGGTGCCGTTGGCTTGGGCAATGTTCACGGTGGTCTGGAGTTCGCTCATGATTATTCTGAGCACTCTGTCACGCTCAGCGTTTTTGCCACGCTCTAGGCCCTCCACATAGTGCTGGGCGGCCACATCTGCTGGGACTGACTTACTTGATTGCATCTGTTACAACCTCCAAACAGCGGTCATAGCCAAGGGCTTGAGTCTTGGTCATTCCCAGCTCACGCTCTCTGTCTTTTTTGTATTCCATCATTACCCTCAGCTGTGAGGCTTGGATGCTTTTGCCGTGCCTATAGCCTGAGTTGAAAGCTTCATCCAACTCAGTGGTGAACAAGCGGTCTGCGATTTTATACCTGAGCTCTGTGAACATGGTTCCCTCTCTTAGAACGCAATGTGCGTGTTGTAAAAGGACACAGCAAATGGCCATGCCCAAGCTAATAGGTGGCGGTGTGACTCTGTGAGGACCAGCACCAGGCCGATTAGGCCCAGTGTAATTATGGAAAAGAATTGGCGAGTGTTAGTTTTCATAAGTGTTTTCCTTTACTATGTTAAAATTCACCATTCGCACCGCTTGTGGCAGCGTAACGCTGTGCATAGATCCTTCTTTTTGTTGCGTTGATTGCAAGTTGTCGGTGTAAGTGTCACTAACTGTTGGAGTTGGAAGATTCACTTGCCCCCCCCCCGCCGGTAGCGTGACACTTTGGAGCAAGATTCGCAAAGCCAGTTCAGCCTGTTGCGGTACAACACCATTGCCACAGGCTTTCAGTTCCTCATTGCGAGTTAGCCCCACACCTGTGACCCAGCCCTTTGGTAGCCCCATCATCCACTCTGTAAAGGCGCTTGAGAGCCTGTGAGCGCCATCCTTGCCGTCTGGCTTGGTTGGCAGCGGTGCTGGCCTGCCTAGTGTCTGTTCCCACCGTCTAATAGCTGGCCCGAACTTTCCCCATTCCATTTTGTCCCTGGCTAAAACTTGGGCTGCAACTTTCAATCGGTGCTTTGGGTCATTGCCGTCCAGTTCTGATCTGGCAACCGTGTTCCCATCAACAGCGGTTGGTGTTGGCATTAAGACTTCACCGCTGTGGAAAATTGCCCTCGCTACTGTGTCGGTTTGTACTACGCAATCACGCTCATGCTCTGATTGCCCATCCTTGTAATCTCTGGATGTTGGGGTTGGTATCAAGTCGTTGACAACCGTTTCTCTTACATTGGCGTAACCACCTTTGCCTTTATTTAGTGCTTTTTGCTCAGGAGTTCGGGCTGGTAAGTGATGCATTGTGTTCGGAGTAGGCATTAGGTTGTCTACGGTTCGGCTTACCTTGAGTCCGTTTAGCCTGGCTATGTCCATTGCGTTGTCACGAACGCCGACAGTGTTGCCACGCTTGCGAGCTTCGGCTTCGCCTAATGCTCCGCCCTCACCTTGACTAGCGGTTGGGGAACGCAACAATAAAGATTCGGAATCGGTTGTGCGGGGCCCCAGCATCGGCAGCTCGTAGACCTTGCCATTTCGCATCATACCCGAGGTCTGCCAAGTCTCCGAGAACAGCTCCCAGTGCTCGCAAAGTAGGTTCGCTATCCCCTGCCTCTCCCATACACCACGGACAGTGTTCCAAGTCTGGGTTGGTTGCGCTTGCGCTAAGTAATCCTCTGACATTTTCAATGACCACCAATCTAGGTTGTAGTTCTTCTATTGCTCTTGCGAACTCAGACCAAAGACCTGAGCGTGTTCCTGTTCTTAGTCCGGCACGCTTGCCAGCTAATGATAAATCTTGACATGGAAAACCGCCAGTGAGGATGTCGACTGGCTCCACCTGAGTGAAGTCCACCTTGGTAACATCACGGTAATTTGGAACGCCTGGAAAGTGAGCCTCAAGGATTGCGCTTGGTGCGGACTCCCACTCACAGTGCCACGCAACTTGTGCGCCAGTGACATTGACAACGGCATTGTCTAGTCCGCCGTAGCCACTAAAGAGCGAGCCGATCTTCACAGGTTTTCTAGTTTCTCGTATTCAGCCCAAGACTCTATTGCAAGCTTGTCGCAATCGCCAGCCGAAAAACGACCAGCGTGGAAGTAGATGCGCTTGAACCGCTCTGGTATCACCTTGAGGGTTTTGGTGGTGACTTTTATTTCTGGCTTTATGGGTTGCTTGCGATAGCTAATGTCATGGCGCTCAGCCTCCAAGACCTTGCTGAGTTCGGAAAATGTTAGCTTCATGTCGCCTTACCCCTTGAGCTGAACGATTGCGTGAATTACCATTTGAAAATCATGAGGTGTTATTTGGTCATCAAACCCAAGAGTCTTAGCAAAACTTGGGATGACCGAGCTGTTTATCCTTGCCCAGTTTTTGCCCTTGCAATGCTGGCACTCACAAATTGCGGTATAGACATGGTTTGGGTTGCGGTCTGTGAATTGTGCCATGTGCTTGCTTATGCTGTAGGTGTTGCTTAGTGTTTGCTCTTTCATGGTGTCCCTTTCGTTGGTGTTGCTAAAAATTTAGGCGCTTAGTGTTTTGATGTACTTGCGAGTTGCCAAAAGCTCTGACTTGTAAAGGTTAATTGTCACTCTATACAGTTGGGCGTTCTTTGATTCCAAGTTGCTAATTCTGTTTTGTATTATTTCAGCAATTGCGTTTGCCTGTTTAATTTCTTTGCTCATTTTGGGCCCTTTCATGTGCCTTGGTGGTGCGCTTGATAAGACTCTAGCATGAATGGTGCATCATTGTGCAAGTTTTATTTAGTGGGCGTGTCGGATCTAGCCAAGGTGCCAGGGGATGTCAGCGGGTTCAATTCTGAAATGGACACCCATTTCACTTGGCTCACCGTAAACCTTTTGCGCCTCCCACTGGACAATCAAAGCATCATCAGTCATTAGCTGGCCATACTTTTCCAACGAAATGGAATCACCCAAACTTCTCTGGAGCTTGTCCGTGTCTGGGGCTACGGATGGCCAGAGCCGCTTGACTGTCTTGGGCCTTGGCATGACAAATGTTGCTGTGACCTTTACGGGTTCAGTGAACATCTGGAAGTCTGGGTGTTGCTCTAGGTAGATTTTTACGGCGGCGGCAATGCCCTCACGAAATGGGGCTAGTTTCTTGCTGGCTTCTATGAACCTGCCACCGCTGGCGTGGTTGCCCCCCACATAACGCTTAGAGCCCTGGGGGGCGGGTTCTATCCCACCAACCCAGAGCTCCATGCTTTGCTTGGTTGTTATTTTTTCCCCTGCCTCACAGCTAGGACTATCGAAGTGACAAAAAGCCACGCACACAAAAGGTATGCCCCGCCCTGGAGAAAAATGTTGCTTGCATCAGCGGCCAGTAAGCCAAGAAAAACGGCAAACACCAATGTATAAGCTAGAGCAGCCATGATCTAAAAGGGCATTTCCTCAGTAGCGACTGTTTCAATCTTTGGATTGTTGACATGAATTGCGGCATAACGGACTTGGCCGTTATCGCCCTCAAATTCCTCAACACGCACTGACAGGTTTCCACTGACATTGACAATAGCGCCAACTTTTATCCCAGCGGGTTGTTCCCAGATAGTGAATTTCTCTTTGCGGTCTGTGCCCTCACGGTCCTTGAATGATGTGGTGACAAAGATTCCCTTGTCCGTGATCAATCGCTCAACCGTTCCATCTGTAATCTGTATTTTAGCCATTTCGGCCTCTCTTTATTATTCCGTGCCTAGACTTTGCGCCCAGGATTTTCGACCCTAGCACAACCACCGTTGAAAACTAGGTCCATTTCACCAGTTATGCCGTGGCGATTTTTTGCCACATCCATAATCATTCTAGTCTGCTCAAACTCGGCATCACTATCAGACCTCTCACGCCTAAGCAAAATCACCACATCAGCATCCTGCTCAATGGCTCCAGAGTCTCTAAGGTCAGATAGCGCTGGGGCTTTGTCTTGCCTTGATTCACTTTGCCTGTTCAGCTGAGCAAGTGCAATCACAGGAACCTCAAAGTCTCTGGCCAGGGCCTTGAGGCTCATTGAGAAATCACTGATTGATTCATACCTTTTGCGGCCTGGAATGGTGTCATGGATCAGCCCCAAGTAGTCAATCACAATGGCCCTGAGTCCACCGTTTTGCTGGAGGGTCCTAGCGTGTGCCCTGATGTCGTTGATGGTCTGTGTGCCCTTGTCAACAATCGCCAGGTTGGACTCACCAAGTTCATCCTTGGCCTTGTTCAGGGCTTTCCAATCAAAGTCAGACAGGTTGCCTTTTTCTAGGTTGCCTAGATAGACGCTGGAGGTCATTGCATACATCCTGGTCAGTAGCTCTGTCTTGGACATTTCTAGGCTATGGAATGACACTGGCCCCTCTTTGCTTAGGTGATAGGCCGCTTGTAATCCAATTACGGTCTTACCCACACCAGGGCGAGCTCCAATCACATACATTGCGCCAGGCCGGAATCCACCAATGGCGGTGTTCAGTGCATCCCAAGGGCTTTTCAGGTAGGTCCTAGGGGTGGCCAGAACCTCCAAGTGACCTAGGGCTAGGTGGCTGACATACTCAATTTTTCCAGTGGTCCTGCTTTCAGCAAGCTTTCCTAGATTGCGGCGGGCTTCATCAATCACCGCATCCAAATCCTCAGCTGGTGATCTGGCCACAATGCTATGACCTGTGTTTCTGAGCTCACGCCTGATGGATTCGTCACGCACAATCTGAGCATAAAAGCTGACATTGACAGCGGTAATGCTCTCATGTTGCCAAGCGTGAACATCCTCAGAATGGTTTGGGAGCTTAGCGGCAACGGTCAGGGCATCAATGGCCTGATGTTTATTCCTCATGTCGCACAGCGCTTGATAGACCCTGCCAAGCTTTAGGTCATTGAAATCCTCTGGCACCAGATTTATTTCATCTAAGGCTTGTCCTTTCGATAGCAAAATGCTGCCAAGAATTGCGATTTCAGGATTCATTAGTTGCCACCTGTGAACTTATGCTTTTTGACTGGTGCCTCTTGCTTGCCCTTTGACCATTTCGCCTCTTGCCTAATCCAGTTTTTCCAAGTGAGGTCCCAGTTCTTTTTTGTGGCGGCTTTCGTGGTGCTGTTCCAGTGGTCCATAAATGCGTGGGTCTCTAATTTCAAATCAACCCAAGGGAAATGCTCAGCCATGAGGTCCCAGGATTGCTTAGAGGGTTTGAAAGAATCAGAGATTCTGGTTCCATTTTCCTTGACTGGTTTGGGTGCTGTTTTGCCCCCTGTTTCTTTAAGGGTTCTACTAAGGGTTTGCGTGCCACTGGTTGTCACCCCCAATTTACCTGAGTTGTCACCCCCGTTTACCTGAGCTGTCACCCCCGTTGCACCATCTGTCACCCCTGTTACCCAATCTGTCACCCCTGGGAGGTTGACCCAATAGCGGTTGGTTTTGTATTGGGCAAAGCCCTCACCGGCTTGGCGCTCAATGATCAGCTCACCCAGATTTTCAAGCTCAGCTAGGTCACGCTTGATTGACCTCTGGGAGGCGTTGGCTTTTTTGGCTAGTGTTGCGATTGAGGGCCAAGCACCTAGCTCACCTTGCTGGTCTGCTATTGCTAACAGCACCAGTCTGGCTCTGCCCTCAGATTTGGAACTGGTCCAAACCTCATTCATTATTTTGATAGTCATTTGCGGCTCATTTCATGTCATTTCATGTTACAATTTAGATGTTACTTGTTGGCTTAGTCCCTCATTTGACCCTTTCATGTTACGGGAGACCCTCAGCTAATCGCTGGGGGTTTTCCTATTGTCCTGGTGAAGTCATTTAAAAGCAAATACCAGTTACCAGAAACATAATCATACACTGTAACCTCCAGCGGGTTTTGCCAGGTTCTTAGCTTCCAGCCATGGTGCTGAGCGGTCACTGCCGCCTCACTGGAGGACTCAATTAGCCAGTTGTAGTAAGCGCAAAGGGTAATAATGTTTGAGGCGTTAGACAGGCGTTTAGCCTTTGAACCTCCAGCACCACGGTTTACTCTGTGCTGAGGCACCAGGGTTTCATCCTGGAGACCACAGTGGAGACAATGGCTGTCTCTTGCTAGGTATTTTCTGAACTCTTTTTCAGTCACAGTCATCAAAATAGCTTTGGCAGACTTCACAGTTACCATCACAATCCACACAGTAGGTGGTCTCTTGCATTTGCTCCATTGCCATTCTGTGAAGTTCTGCGAACACTAGGCGCTCTTTCCTAGCCGCCAGCCTTGCTTGAATCCACTTAGAAAACATTATCCCCTCCACTCCATCTGTATCAATTTGCCAGCCGCCATAACGGCCATCTGGGACTCACTTAGGTGCCTAATCTTTGCCTTGATTCTGCTCAGTTCTACCTTGGCCAGATCAGCTTCAAATCTGACATCCATAGCCTTGAGTTTTGCCACCGCTTGGCGGTCTACAATCGTGCCCTGAGCACTTAGCAACTCAGTGGCCTCTACTCTGTCGGCGGC